CTAGTAACTGCGCTAGTATTCCAGTTACCTATTGCACCGTTAAATACTGTACAGCCTTCAAACATACTGGATAAAGCGCCAATTAAAACAGGTGCGTCAGTAGCTGTCCCAACTAAATTATCACAACCCCTAAACGATGCATTCCAAGTAGTCATACCTGTGACTTGACCCCATTGACGTACATCAACACATTTAAGCCTATCACCACCATTATTAAATAATGGCGCTGTATATGTACCCGTTACACTGATATCGTAATAACCCGCAAGTGCATAAGTCTTAGCAGTCAAGTCACCTGTAGAGGTTTCACTTGTACCATCACCCCAATTAATAACTGCGCCACGAGTACCTGTACGATTAGGCCATTGGAATGTACCACCGTCTGCACTGATAAATACGGTCATTACAAAGGAAGCTAACGAAGGCGCGCCCACAGGCGTAATTAACCCCGAGTAATTGATATAGCTGGCGTAATAAATGATTTGGCTAAATGTACCTACACCCAAAGTTAACGTATTTGTTGTTGCAGGAAAGAAAGGTTGCCCGTAAATACGCTCACCATTAACTGGTGATCTCATATCTGTTGTACCGGCGGTCAAAATAATACCCGACACGGGCATGTTAACATCAACAATCATCGTGCCGCCCGCGCCGTACCAAGACGTAAAATTAACGCCGGTCATCGTAGCCGAATCGGCAGCGCGGGTGACTTGTGATGCCGCTGTTGGAATATATGAGGAAGCGTATGCACCAACTTCTAGTTGTGCAAGTGTGACCGAACCTGTAACGGTTAAGGTTAAAGTACCTGCGGTTGGTGTAAAAGTAAAAGTCTTGCGTGATGGGTAAGCACCTAAACCAACGACTGTGGCTGTTGCTGTGCCTGATAACGTTACTGTACCCGCGCCATAAAAACTAAGTGTATGAGCAACGGCTGTAACCGTTACGTTCTGAGTCACCAGCACCGCGCTGTTTAGTACGAGATTAGTCCTCTGCTCTTCCCGCAGCAAGCCCAAGGGCGCGTGGGTAACAGGGTCATAATCAAATCGTGGCGCGTTAACAGCCGATGTTTGGAGAACGCCATCAACATCTGTGTAGGTAGCTGTGGACGCGCGCGTAAACGTAATACGAGGATCTAGCGTGTCGTTGGCGATAAAGTTTAAATTTAACGCCGCGGCTAACGCTGATTTAGCTAACGCCATAAGGCTAGATAAGCCAATAGAAAGCCCATTGCGAGCGCCATCGCCCCAAGTCATCGTATATTTACAGGTTTGGCGTAAACTGTACCGCCTGCCGATATTTGAATAGCGCTTACCCGCCATAAACCGCCTGTACCACCAGGCACTGTAAACGGAATCGGGGTATTTGCGGGAATCGGAGTGCTAGAAGTTGTAGCTGTAGCGTTTTCGCCTACTAAAACGTAGCAGGCTTCAGTTGCCCAAATTACTACGCCTTGCGGGCCTGCGTTCCAGCCTGTTGTCGAACCAGCCGTACCCGTAAAAGCAACGGTTTGTGCAGGAAAATTAGCATCAGCTAAAGGGTTTAAAAGTTCCAAAATACTCTCCTTACGCCAGAAATTTAAGGCGGTACAACGTTTTTAAATACAGCTCAATGATATTATCCACCAATTGCTGTAATGTTGAGTCTTCTTTGTCGCAAAATTTGTACCGATTGGCTTCTATTTCAGTTAATTGGTCTTCTAAAAACTCAACTACATTAGTTGTTTTTTTAGCTGAATTAAGCGCAATAGGGCCTATTAAACCATGTCTGCCCTGATAAGCCTCAGCATACGCATCAGCTAAACCAATAATGTTTTCATAAAACTTTTGTAATGTTTTATGTTTAGAATAACTGCGGGTGTTCAAATGAACGCTATGCGTGACATCGCGAGCCAAAAACAACGTACCTATGAAATCCGAACACTTCATAACATTTGTCCTTGTTGTGGCATTTGCTCAGGCATCGGTTGCATTTCTTGCATTTGTTGCATTTCTTGCATTTGCCCGGGCATTATAGGCATTTCAGGGGCTTGTTGTGCGGATACCATATCACCTGCGGTCATCACATCGCGTAACGTTTGCATGACAACCTCTTGCACTTGCTCGGGGTTCATGCCTGAAGCCACAGCAGAGATACGCTTAGTTTCCGCATTGTATTCGTCAATCTTGAGCTTTTGAGCTTCCATTGATTGGCTAACATTTTGCAACATCTGGTGCATCTGATCCATTTCTTGCCCCATCGCTTGCATCTGTTGTTGAGCAGCTTGCAATGCTGGGTCTTCGTCTTGGTCAGCCAATACTTTAGGGTCAATGGTTTTGCGTAAACGTTCTGCCATTTCTTCAGCACCTGGCCAATCCATGTTTTTAACAAACAAGTCGCCAGCCACTGCCCAAAGGTTCGGGTTGCCTTGCAGAATCTGAGCCATGCCTTCCATAGCTTCTTGACGCTTAGTCATGTAGCTTGGGCCAGTAGTCACAACCACGTCATACTTACCCACGCTTGGGTTGTATATTTTCTCAATGACTATGCCGTTTTCATCAACAATCTTTTTGACGGGTTCTGCCTGCATGGGGTCAATCTTAGCCATGTCAGTTTCACCATCCACGCCAATGATGCGAGCAATACGGCGGGTGTCGTAAATCTTGGGGATAATGTCAACCAATTGACGGGTCACGTAACGGATAGCGCGAGCCAAGTTGTCAACGTAATGGTACGTGCCTACATCACCTTGACGTTCGCGAGCCAAAATAGCCCGACCAGAACGCTCATTAGACGTTTGCCCAAGGCTTGAGTCATATTGCCCTGTAGTCGATTTAATATCGTCACTAGCGCCCATCTTGGCTTGAATTAAGCCCGTTTGCGGCAATGGGGGCGGGGCACGTTGTGGTAAGGGCAATACGCCACCTGCACCATCGGTCACATCGGGGTTAACTTCTAAATACGGCCAATTGGTCGTGTTAGCTGTTTTCCATTGATGCTCGTACCCTTCAAACTGCCCACCGTAGCCAATAAATGGTGCTTTAGGCGCTAACGCCAGCATCTCAGCTTCTTGACTGACCCAGTAGTTGTACATACGCTGTGCATCTTTAGCGTTACGCACAATACCTGATACGTAAATCTGTCCGTCTACTTCAAACTCATTACCGATAACGCGGACAACAGGAATCCACTTGCCTGCCCACTCTTGTTCTTGAAGTATTTCATAGCCATTGGTTTTAATCCACATGACTTTCTTACGATCTACGTCACGCTTGCGAATAGGCGTGTAGCCCATCTGAGCCAGTTGCTTATCTTCTTTTGAGCCTTTAAATGCGGTGATTTCACCAGCATAAAGGTTTAAAACTGCTTTTTCGTACTTATGGTAAAAGTATTCGGCAATTCTAACCGTGTCATCGGCTAACCATTGGCTAACCGCTTGATCGCCCACGCCTTGTTGCTGAATAGACGACACAGGCATGGCATCGGGGTAAGCCCGTTCGTACTCTGCCCTAGATAGGTCTTCTGTAATAAAACACCATTGCGCATCCGCCCCGCAAGGGTCTTGTATCATAGGATCCATGTAAACGCTAAAGCTATTGCGTATGCGCCCAATCCTTAAATCTTGGTCAAACGAATTTTCGTCACAGTACTCAGTCAATATGCGGATGTACCCTTCGCCATAAGTAACTTGATTCTGACACGCTGTGTCATACGCCACATCAGCGTCTGACATATACTCAATGTGACGCACTATGCCGTCAAATATGTCCGCCATCTCAACATCGGCTTCATCATTGGCAGGAATTACCTTACCTGACGGGCGATTCTGACGTTGGTCGTTTGTAATTTGGTTGACGTGTTGTGGCAACTTGTTAATGGTTAAACAAGGCCGTGCGCCAATAGTCTGCCCTTGCACCGAGCCACGTGTGGATAATACATCAGAAGGCCATTGCCATTGATTATCTGGGCTACCCGCCATAAAGCGCAAATCATCTAGCTCATCGTTACGTGAACTGCCATAAGCAGAAATAGCCAACGTGAGTCGGCTACGCATTGTGGCTAGAAGGTCTTTATTGTCGCTCTCATTGCTCATCGACTAGTCCAATAATGTCTTTATCTTGCATTAATGCAAAACCATCAATCATTGCGTCGATTGTACCGCTAAACCTGACTTTGTCACCTACTGACACCAATATAGGCCGTAATTTACCGTTTGGTAGCCTTTTACCTGGCCCAGTAGCCACAACCGTACCCGTTAAAGTGTCTTCTAAAGGCAACACCAAGAACGGGTGGGGGATTGGCGCGTTTTCTTTGACTAAGACGTGGTTATGCAAGGGTCGAATCATTTTTTCTTAGCCGTTTTAGCCGAATCTTTAAAGTCTTTAGCTGTGGGCGCGTTCTTACTGCCCACTTTGTTCATTTTTTCGCCGCTTCCTGCTTTGATGCGCTCTTGCTTGGCGTTAATATTTGCGTAAAGCCCAGGTTTCTTAGTCATTTAAAATGCCATCCATCCAGTTGCAACGCTGTTGCTGTTTTGAAAGTTAGGTCGTGTTCTGTGTGCTGCTTCATTATACTCACGATGCGCCACAGGAAAAGCAAATGTCACGCATATCGCATCGGCTGCATCAGGCGAGGCTAAGCCACGCGCTTTCATGTCTTTTTTTGACTCTAAAAAGATTGTACCCTTAGAATCAGGTTTCATCATAGGGCTAATTAAATCTGTCTTGAGCACCCGCTCTTGCGGTATGCTTGCCGTCTTTAGCCAGTCCTTCATCTTGCCCCACATCTCGGCTCGCAAGTTGCCGTACATGAGTGGTGTCTTACTCTTACTGCCAAAGTTAACCCCGCGAATCTTATAGCGTTGCTCTTTGAGCCTGTCTACGATCCCACCGCCTACCCCACCTTCGTCAATCACAACCAACGCAGGCTTGTATTCTTCTATGGCTTCAATGACGTGGCCAACCACTGTCATCGTATCGTCACCCCTGAACTTACGGATGTCAATAATGTCGCGCCCACGCCTAACCGCAATAACGGTTGCGTCTGCACCAAACCGTGCAGGGTCAACACCAATCACAATCGGGGCTGATAAATCTTTATACAGGGGGCGCTCCATGGCTTCATCCACCACTAGGCTAGGTATGAACTGATCATCGCCTTCGCTTGGGAATGAGCCAAAGACCTCTACGTGCGCTTGGTACGAATCAGCCCCATACTCAGCAATAATCTGCTCATACACGTTCTTATCCGTACCCTCAACCGTTCTTGCGTCAATCTGCTTAGTCACCCAAAAGTCACGCTTGGCGTTAAAGCATTCGTAAAAGTACCCGCTGTTACGCCTGGGGTTAGAGAACGCCAACCAAAAACGATTCGGTGTGTTCTCCGTAAAGAACCCGCTTGATACACCCCAGATAGAGTCATCTATACCTGATGCTTCGTCAAAGACCAACATCACGCCATCATAGTTATGCACACCTGCAAACGCATCGGGGTTCTCTGCTGACCACAATCTGCCTTCTAGCGACCAGTAGCGCGTGCCTTTCTTTAAGTCGCGCTCAACTAATTCAGCCAACCATTTAGCGGGGGCCACTCTTGTTGCGCTAATCTCCCACCAATAGCTGTTTATAGACATCGACAGCCATTTAGTAATTTCAGCCCACGTCACACTTCGCAACTGACTTTCTGAGTTAGCCGACACGATACCCGTGCCACCAACGCGAGTAGACATAAACCACAGCACTATCCAGCTTACCAATGCCGACTTGCCAATACCCCGCCCACTGGCTACCGCCAAGCGCAAGGTGTTAAAGTCAATCTTGCCGTTGTTCTCTTTAATATGTTGGGCTATATCGCGTAGCACTTCTCGTTGCCATTTGCGTGGGCCTGTAAAGTGCTCAAGCGGTGTGCCCTTTTGCCCCCACGGAAACGTGAACAGCACAAACGCTAACGGGTCGTTTTTTATAGCAGGCGACCATAGCCTACTCATTAGCGCCATTTCTTCTTGGGCTGAGTATCTAATCTCTTGCACGTGTGTCTTCTTTAGCTATCATTTTAAAGGGGGCGTCTTGCACGGGGTCGTTGTACTCCAACCCCTGCGCGACGCATTTGTCTGCCAACGCCATTGCGTCAACAATACTGATCTGCTGAGTGACGTCAATCTGCACACGTTGCGCGGCTTGCCAGTCGTGGCGGTGTTTTAATTTATCAAGCGCCATCTTAGCGTCACCTTCGGCAATGGCTTTATCTACAATCGTTGCCGCTTGCATCTCGCTGTATGCGCGTCCTTGCGCTTCTGCCATCTCAGCTACAGGATCCATTTGGCACAATTGCCTGTACTCAGACGGCATCATGCCCGCAGCTAACGCTAACGTGTCCCCACGCAAACCTAATCGCGCTGCTTCAAATATAGCTTTTAAGCGCGCCTCAGTCGCTTGGACTTTTCGTGGCTCAAATAAGAATGATTGCATCATGCGCTAATTCTACCTTGTGTAGGTTATGTTGTCATGTTGTCATTTTATTTTTAGTTGGTAGCTTGTTTGCTGTTAGCCGTTTTATAAAAAAAATAAAAAGTTTTTGCTGTTAGCCGTTTTATAAAAAAATAAAAATTGTTTGCGAACGGTGCTGGCACACACCCACCACCACCCAGGCCCTGGGGGGGGGTATAAATATTGCGCTGCACAATTCCAAGCAGCATAGCTCTAAGCAAAACTTAGTGCTGTATAAACATACAGTACTCACTAAGTCTTAGTGCCAGTACTCACTAAGTCTTAGTGCTGTATGAATGTACAGTACTCACTAAGTCTTAGTGCCAATACTCACTAAGTCTTAGTATTTATGTTCCTAAGACTTAGTGAGTATTCCTAAGACTTAGTGAGTATTTGCCGTATGGCTTTTAGCTAATAACATTATATGAAATTCTATTGTGTAGTCATTTATGTTGTCATTTTGCTTAATTGAAGTAGGCTTAAGAGCCCCTGTTTACGCGGGTCTCAAAATGTAGGTCATTTTGTTGTCATTTTAGATTTAAAAATGACTACGCGAAAAGTCGCATAAACAGTGGCTCTTAAGCCTGTTTTTCATTTTGTAGTCATTTTTTGAGGTTTTTTGCAAAAATTCACGGCTGTGCGACGTGGTTTGCGTGCCCCACTAATAAACTACTGTATACCTATACAGTAGTAATATTAAAATCAAATATATAACTAAAATAATGACTACATGACTACAAAGCCCGCAAAGCCCCGCGGTTGTTGCTTCTACGTGTAGTCATTTTGCCAAAATAAATGACTACAAAATGACAACACAATAATTGCAATAAATTGTTTGACAAGTGCTATAAAATACATTACACTGGTATCTAGTTAGCAGTTACCTTGTCAAATACTCACTAAGTCTTAGGAAAACATAATGTCAAAATATGATCAAACGTTTAAAGACCTAAACCGCGCGCAAACCCCGAGCGCGTTAAGCCTAATCGCAGGCGCTGTCGCAGGCGTGGCCGGCCTGTATATTTTCGCTGTATTTGTTTTATCGCTGTAAACCCGTGGCCAGCTGGCCTACTTAATAAACTAAAATTAAAGGTAATCTAAAATGACAAACCCAATTCAAAAAATCAATTTCGCGTTTTCAGCCCTTAAAGGTGTCGCGCACTTAGCCGGTGACAGAGATATTAGAGCGTACATAAACGTGGTGCGAATCGAAGCTACGGCAACCGCTACACGCCTACTTGCGACTGATGGGCACGTAGCAGGCGTCTATGAGCGATTAGAGCAAAATACACTTAATACCCAGTCTATAGCGCTGTCTGTTCCTACCGACATCATTAAGACCCTCAAGGCCGTGAGGGGCGCTGATGAGTGCACACTAATACCCGAATATGCCCCGCCGGTGAAAGACGGTGATGAGCCTAAGCTAATTGGGGGCGTGATCAGCGTCTACGGGGGAATGTCGATCAATTTTAAAACTGCGGGCCTTGAGACCTTCCCTGATTACATGCGAATCATACCGAAAACATTATCAGGTGAAGCCGCTCAATTTAACCCAGACCTGATCACTAAATTTATGAAGGCGCGTAAAGACATAGGCAATGGCGCGTGTATGCCTCAAATCGGGTTTAACGGTGACAACGCTGCGCTGATCAGTTTAAATATTGATGACTTATTTATAGGTGTAGCAATGCCAATTAGAACAGATAG